CACTAGATCCGCAAAACCCGCATTGCGGCTGTTTGTTCCGCTACCCGCACCAAGTGCTACACGCACATGCGCTGCGCCAGCCGGAGCGGTAGCCGTTACAGAAGTCAGCCGATATCCGCCCCCCTCCTGTAGGTTTTGATGATACCCCGACGAACTGATGATACTGTCGGCCGCGGTATACCAATTAAGCTGTATCCAAAGGGTGAGATTAGCGCCTGAATTATTAGGATTCATATAGGCGCTAGCGGTCACGCTTTGCCCTGGGGTGACCAAACTGTAACTCGTCATCGTCGCGAGCGCGCCTTGCGCGCTGAAGCTAGTTCCTCCAGGGACGGTTAGTCCTTCTAATCCTTGATAAGGCGCAAACGATGAATACGCCCATTGTGTAACGCCACCCGGATCTGTAAACGTCCAACCCCCTGCGCCGCTACCCCCTTCGAAGTCACCGTTTGGGATCGCGTTGACGAAGGCGCCTTGTCCTGACGTCGGAATGACCACTGCACCGGGCGCGTAATTGGTACCCGCTGCCCATGTGGTTATTTTTGTGGACGCCAGGGTGAATGTCGAAATCGTGGAATTAGAAAATGTTCCAGAGTTCGCTATGGTGTTTGAATTGCCATAACGATCGGTGATATTAGCACCCAGCGGCGATGCCGTTGATATTTGACTGTTGGATTGCTGCGTCGTACCCGCGTCGCTGGTGGATACGTCAAAATCGCCAAACTCTTGAACGATACCGCCAGCTACAGTTGGCCAAACTGGTTCGACAGCGCCCGTATGAACCGGGGAGCCCGTGGTCGCTACCGCTTGGTAGGCGAAACCGGTAGCAGTTGTTGGTTCGACGTAGGACCCCGACGTTATAATCGTTTCAGCCACCCATGACGGTTGCGCGGGGAAATCACGTAGCCCTTGGTATGCGATACCGTTTGCTACTGGAGGCAATACGATGCTTGCACTGGTATAAGTCGTGCTGCTAGTCCAAGTCCCATCATTCTGTAACCAGTAGTGAAATATGTCGCCGTTATTGAATTCCGCCACTACATACTCAAACCCCATAAAGGGTTTGGCGAACCAAATCTTAACCGGCGACGCGCTGGTGTTGTTGGGGTCTGACAATACGTTCAATACATAGCCTATCGGCGCAGTTCCGAACTGACTAGAAAAAATATTGAACTGTCCGTTTGCCGCCGCCAAGCCTACCGTTGAACTATCAAGCGTTGCGGTACGAAGAGTGCCCTCTCTCGGCACCACGGAGCCGTCATTCGTGACGTAGCCGTTCTGAAGATCGTAGAGGCTATTGGCCGAAGCCCCGCCTTTTACGCGCAGTCTGTTTATTCCGCCTTTAAGAACGGTAATTGGGTACGGTCTCACCCTCCGCTTCCTTGGGAGTCAAACTGTATCAGTGTAGGGCGCACGGCTGGCGGCACCGCGATCGTACCTGGCAAATAGTGCGCCGTTTGGTGAGTGCCCGCAATCAATTCCCCACGATACGCATTCGCCTGCGCTTCGATGTTGTTAGCATCCGGCTGCCCATAATGCGACTTAGCATTCGCTAGTGCATGCAGAAAAACCAATTCACTATCGAGCGTCGTGGTATCGGTCGGAGCGATGAACGAGGTAAGGCCGAAATGCCCCTTGATCCACAACCAATAGGTCTGGTCCGGCATAGGATACAGTTCGATCGCTTGTCGAATATCGTAGCGCGCTGGGCGCCACGGTTTGGTAATCATCGTATAGAGCTGCGGGGGGATACCTTGGATCAAGGGGTACCAGACGTTCCGCGTATCCTGTATTCCCGCCCATTCGATACTTTTCAACGGGTCCATTTGAAAATTGCATAGCACATCCTCATCGTTGTCCTTTAGCGAATAAAACCGCTGCCCTGGATTGACTTTCCAACGAAACAGCCGTTTCGTGTGCAACTGCAGGTAGCGCTTATATAGGTACGTCTGTGCGCTCGTTAGGAAGTCTTGTACCAACAGCGCCATGCCGGGCGGCGGATTCGTCGCTTGATTCGCAAACCCCAACCGTACCAAGATGCGTACCGACAATGAAGACATGGTGGCGGTCGGTACCGCATTATCCATGCAAGCTGCGTTATAGTTGATCGGATCGAATGGGTTTGGACTGTCCCACGACAACCCTTCGTTGATGTTGCGCGTTATGGCAAGCGCTATTTGGTACGGTAACGCTGTCGCGCTAGAGATGCCGCCTGTTGAATAGATTTGCACCTTGAGCACGCTTAAGGAAGTCAGCGTATTGAGCGGCACTACAATCTGGCCGTTTTGAATGCCGCCTAATTGCGCGCCCGCGCTTGATAATGTTGCCGTGGTCCACGCAGCGCCGCTGGTCAGATAAGCAAGTTTAGGGGTGCTGCCGTCAGTCGCGACCTGCACCACACTCCATTGCAAATTGACGCTACCTGTCGATAAAAACGACGGATCGCCGATGAAAGTAATCGGCCCGCTGGTGTTAGTTGCTAAAGTGTTGGTCTGAAACCAATAGCGGCCATCGCCATTCAGCGGAAAATTGACGTTATACGGAACGTTGCTCGCAACATCCCGCCATGCGGCGGGGTCTACAATGTCGCCGTGACCGCCGATTACTACAGGCATGGTGCGCCCCTATGCAAAAAGGCCCCTGGAAATCCAGGGGCCAAAAGTCCTATCATCAGCGATAGGAGCCCCACTCAGTTAAGCAAGCTGTCGGCCGCCCGCGCTACGCGCCCCTTCTTACGCGGAGCTGCCGGAATCGGTGCCGCCGCATCATCTTCCGCCTTAGCGTCATCGATCAGCTTTTGCAGCGTGCGAACCCCTGCCCGCGCGTTGCCGTATACCGAATTGGCATGCGGCACTCCGCTCTTGGGATCCGAACCATATACCTGCACCAGTCGGTCCAGTTCGTTCGCCGCATTCGGGTACTCGCGGACTACCTCCTCATGCGTTCCTAGGCGTTCGATATTGCCCTCATCAAATACCCATTCCAGCATGGGAATCTCCCATGGGGGCAACGACCGGTTATGCACCGTGTTGGTATCGCGCTTGACCTTCACTCTTTCGTATCGCATGTGGGTACCTCTTTTAGGTTTGTATCAAAATCAAAGTCGAAGTCGAACCAGTTGCTACAATCCAGTCATTGCTCAACTGAACGATCTTTGGCGTACCGAAACCGATGGTGGCAATCACACTAAACGTGCTGGGGCCAAGCGGCGCCCCGTAAGTGCCTGTGACCAACGTCGCGCTTTTATCTGCTGCACCCATCAGCGTGATGCTGCCCACCAAGGTTCCGGTACCTGCAACCGCACCGCCATTCATCGCCAGCACCGTATTGCCCGGCTTGAACGGAAGAAGCGGCCCGTCTATCTGGTTTGATAGCAAGTGCACAAAGTCCTGCCCCCCAAGCTGCATGCCGGTCGTAATCATCGACAGCACGCCCGCGGGGGTTGCGGCGGAGGCTTTCTGAGTGGACAAGGTGAACGTCTGGCCGGAAGCCGAAGACACGTAGTACGTGGTGTTGAGCTGCGCAGAGATGGTCGTCAACCCTGACAACGAGCTTAGGAACCCGCTGGTGCCCGCGATCGAGAGCGCAACCGCATCGCCGTTGGCGGGCGTGTACCCCGGAACAGTGACCACCGTAGGCGTAGCTGCTGTCCAGGAAGCCGCCAGCGGATCGCCGAAGGGAAGCGGCGCCAAGTCGTAGGGAAGGTAGATCGGCGCAGTGCCCGCCGTGGTGCCTGTCGTAATGAGAACTTGCATGTTCGTTTTCCTCTATGGGTTGATGGCGGTTAGGCGATGGAGAGCACAGCGTGCGCGTTGCGCTTACCTGTGGTCAGGGCCGCTTTCGCCGTCAACGCGAAGTAGTGAACATAGCGGTCATACACCCGCGGAGGGGTCCGGTTAATCATCCAATGCCCTTGGATTGGGCGCAGCTTCAGGAACTTGGTGTTCAGGAAATAGCAACGCTTCTCCCAAGGAATCGTCGGCGCGTAGAGACCATCGAGTACCGTCATCACCGGGTCCCAGATAATCTCCACATTCTTGAAGTACATCCCGGTGCGGATGCCTTCACCCACCGAAGAATCGAGCTTCGTGGGCTCGGCATCGTCCTTCATGTATACCGTGCGGTTGATGGTGTTCTTCGCATCCAACCGATAGGCGTCCAAGAAGAGTTCGCCAACCAAAATATAGTTTGGCGCCATGCCGCCGTAGCGGGTGCAATCGCGCCAGCCGATTTCCATCTGTTGAGTCAAATTGCCGGCCGTGGCCGTCGAGATACCGGTGATCGCCGTATTCTGCCACCAGGTGTAGATCGACTGATCGAGTCCGCCCACCACCTGCGAGAGCGTTGGGGTAGTCGATACCAGAAGATCAAGCCCCGGAATGTTGGTCGCTGACTGCGTGCCGTCCAAGTGCAGCATGTAATCGAAGTTTTCTTGAAAGCCCAGCTTCAGCGTTTCGCTGTTCTCTTGAAGGAGATTCGTGAGTTGAACCTTCTCGGCTTCAGACGGGACGCTGGACTTGTCGTCCGTCATCACAATCCCGTTCTGAGTCAGTTCGTCTTCGTTGAGACCAAAACCATCATGGAATGACCCCCACGTGTATTTTGCCTGTTGCAAAGTCCGCTTGCGGTTGTATGTAACCTGCGTGTCGCCGAAGTAAGACTGAAAATTCGAATCGTTGGAATACCTGAGCTGCTCCACGACATATTGTAAACCGCCGACGTAGGGCTTCTTTTCCTCCATCAGCTTCTTAATAAGCGGACGGGCAATGTTTACGTTATCGATCGGGTCGTTGCGAAGAAAATAATTGATAGCGGCTGTTCCGGCATATGCCAGCTGCTCGGTAGTAAACGGCATTTTGTGACTCCTAAATGGAAAAACGTTGCGTTCTTCCTAGGAGTGACGAGCCTAGAATTTGCCCGGTGCCGAACGGGCGCTATCACGACATACAGTCACTGACCGTGCAGAGGCTACGCCAAAAGCGGATCGTTAGTCAAACTCTTGCTAGTTTGGCCCTTTAAGCGTCAATGTGCCGCCGGCTGCGGTTAAGGCCGCCAGTTGCGCCGACGTCAGCTGAATAACTAAGGACGGTACGACCGCACCAGGGCGCAAGACAACCCCCGTCGTCTGCCAATAATCAGGCACCCCTGCAGGCGGCGTGAAGTAGGCGCGATAACTGCCGGGCGCCGTAATCACACGTACCGCCACACAGACATTGGGGCCTACCGGTTCAAAGAACGGCCAGATGTTCTCAAGCAACGCCATTCCATCGCCGGGTGCCGCTGCCGCAATCGGCGACAGTTCCGAGACGTTGAACGTAAAGCCGATCAGCAAATCATTGGGTAGCGCGGCGATAGCCGTCGCTGACGTCACCGCATTCGGGCCGATCGGCACAGCGCCCTGCACCCGGTTGGTAGCCCCCACGACAGTCGCTGGTGTAGTCTCCAAGGCATAAAATGCCTGGTAATCAACGTCGCCGCCGACGAATTGTTGCATGAACATCGCTGGTACCGTGCCGCCTTTAACCGCCGGACAGAACCACATCGCGAGCACTTGCGAGGTATTCAAGCTCGCCCGGCTGCCGGTAATCAGCGTCAGCTGCTGATAGACATTGCCTTCGCTGTCCGAGAGCAAGGTAGCGGAATGATCGCCGCCGAAGTTCGCGCACGTCGTCCACGCGAGCACACTGTTGCCCGGCTTGAACGGCTGCCCTGCGATCGTCTGCAATCCGTTAGGTAGCTGCGTATTGCCGGGATTCGGGCCGTCGTTGCGGATACGTTGAACAATGCTGATCGGCATGGTTAGTCTCCGCCGCCGCGCGGTGTCGGCGTATGGCCTTTCGCCTTACCCTTCGCCGCTTCGCTGCCGGCATGCTTGGTCAGTGCCTTATCGATCTCAGCTTTCGCGCCGTCTTTTTGGCTCTCGTCACTCATTTCCGGTTGCTTGCCGCCCCCCACGTCCATCTGATGTAGGTGCAGCGTCATGCTCCGGCGCGGTCCTTTGCCATCGCCGCTATGATCCGAATCCTCACTGGTGGCGCCTACGTGCGCCAAACCGCTGATCTTAATCTTGGAGCCTACGGGCGGCATCTTGGTCATGCCGAGTTTCGCTAGATGATGGTGCTCCAGATATAGCCGTGGCGGACTTTGGTGCTCCGCGGAGCTTGATTCGCTGGCGGCCGAAACCAAGCTACCTTTTGCTTTACTCTTCTCGGTCGAAACTTTCTTTGGCGTGAAATCGGCCACTGTAATTCTCCTACTGTTGCTGCATACCTTTAAGCGCTTGGGATATAGCATCGAGCATCGTTGGGGGTTGTACCACCAACTTATTGGTCGGTTCTACTTTCTGAAAGTACTGTTGCAAATCTTCCGGCGAATGGTGCTGCAGCTGGTAAGGAGATGCGGTGAATGTCCATGAACTATCCGGTTGCTGCTCCCACCTACCTCCTGGAGTATCCGGCGTGCTATATCGGCTTTGATCCGAAAACGTTGGATGGTTCGGCTTCTTGAACGTATCCGGGAAATGCCCATTGGCTGCTTGCCCGGCACCGGATTTAAATGCCCCGCGTAAATCATAATCGTAAGTATTACCCTGCGCACCCAACTTCTGCGCCCACGTCTGGTACTTCGCTTCCTCTATAGGCGATAGCTTCGTATTAAACGATTCCGTAAAATCAGACGGATCGAGAGCTATAGAATCTGGCGGTTGCGGCATTTAGTAGCTCGATATCTCCATTCGCTTTTTCATAACGTCTGCTTCCGCCAATCTATTCTGCCCTGTTAGGATGCGCGACGCCACCTCATACCGGCTCCAAAGAAACTGCCGGATCATGTCATTGATGCTCTTTTTAAGCTCCGCATCTTTCAAATTATTCTGAAAAATATCATGCGCTAGCAGCTCCAGCCCGGTGCGGTAAGAGTCGAAATCCGTCAAACATTGCTGATCGCCAAGCTTCACCCGGCCACCAACGGGATGCGAAGTGATGTTGCGATAGTAGGGAGTTTTTGCGAAATGCACTGGGCCGCGCATTGCAGCGTTTGCTAGATCCACGAAGCACCAATACGCTTGGGTGCGCGGCTGCATGATTTCCTCTAATCGCGAGCGCCGATAGATGGCGTGCTCCGGCCAGACGTGCTTGTGCATCACAAAATTCCATAGCAAGTCCGCGCGCGTAAAAGTCTCGTCTTCCGCCGGGTAGAAGGCATCCCATGCGGATTTCTGCTCAATTTCATCGTAGAGTTGGCACGGCGCGTAGTAGGCCAACACGGTCGGATTGGCGTCGAGAAAATCGATACCTTTCTGCACTTCGCCCGGCAGCAAATAGTCATCATCCCCCAAGTACATCGCGTATTTTGTGTGCGACGCTAACAGCGCCGCGCGCATGTTAGGGAACGCCCCGATACCTCCCTGTGCCACAATGCCCGCTTGGCGAATATATCGAGTTCCGGGGGGCAACGTGATGCCGCTCTTGCCGTTATCAGATACTATAAGCTTTATATCTGAACCGAAATCGGCGATTGTCCGCTCTAATGTCCAAGCCAAAAACGGGTCCCTATTATATGTTGGGATACAAATAGATAAGTTTTTCATAGCCCGGCTCGGGCTAGATAAGCAAGACCGTTACGCAAATTTTCCGCGGTGTCACCAAGCACCCCTAAACCTAGGTTACATCTGCGACAAAGCCAGCCACGAAATGCGCCCGTAATATGGTCGTGGTCAAGATGCGCTGTCTTACGCCCACAATTCATCTCACAAAACTCAGGCTTCGGCCGTGTTGGAAGCGGTAGGCCTTGGAGTTTGCGGCGCCTTGCACGCGCCTTATCTATATTTGCTATACGATATTTATTTGTGCGCGCAAGATACTTCTTTGGGTTTGCTGCGTAAGATTCGTGTTTCCTATCGCGCTCCTTCTCTTTATTAGCTGCATAATATCTGCGTCCATTCGCACGCATATTTTCTGGGTTAGCTATAGCCCATTTACGATTACGAGCGAGCACTTTCTCCGGGTTCGCTGCATAGCGTTTGCGATTGTAGGCACGATTGCGCGCACGCTTTTCTTCAAGCGTCTGCATGCGCCACTCCGTTCAACGCGATCGCAGGGGGCGGCATTTCCGCTTGCGTCGCCGCTGTAGTAATCGTATCAGTCTTAATTTGTGGTGCTTGCGGGTCCAAAGTACGCCCGTCATGGTTCAAGCGGATGCCGCAGTTGATCCATGGCTGAATACCCGCGCTCCATACCAAATCGGAAAATGAATAATCCTCCGATAGCAGATTATCAAGCACAATTCGACCAAAAAAGAACTGGTGGAATTTGCCGCCGCCATAAGGTGCTACCATCTTTTTGTCGATCAACGTCTGCAGCACGATACGTTCGATCTTGACGAAGCCGCCAGGGACAAAACGCGCTTTGAGTAGCCCCTGCTTCGGAATATCCTCTAAAGGCACGTTCATGCCGTTGTTGTCGCGACAAAACGGCATCGGCGGCTGACACTTATCCGTGTACAACCCTGAAACGAAGGGCTCTTCGGTATCGATCAAGTTTTTCAAATCATCCCGTGTGAACCCAATATCGCTATCCACACATATCAACGTGTCGAAATCGCGATTTAAGAATTCATTGACCAGAACATTGCGCGCAACGTAGATATCTGACTGTCCCGCAAGCGGCAACCATCCGCCATGTAGCCCCGTCGCTTGAATCACTCCGGCCGTGTAGAGCGTAACGGTTTGATTGCCGCGAATAGGGGTCGCGAGCAACACTTTGCTGTAATTTCTCACTTGCCCATGCTCCCTAGGGCCCCGCTAATCGCCTCCAGCATACTGCTAGGTTGCTTGGTTTGGCCGCCCGCCGGTTGTTTGCCCGCGCGTAGCGGTTGGTTCACAACGGGCTTTTTGACTGTCACGCCTTTTGGAAGCTGCAACGCTCTATAAGCCGCCAGGAACTTATCTTTCTTCTGACTCCACGGTACCGTTGCCATGATGGGTTTCAACGACGGCACCAAGATTCGCTTTTTCGCGGCATAATCTGGGTCGCTTGCCGATAGCGTCGCCTCCAGTTCGGTCAGCGCAGCGCGCCCCTGGCGTTCTTCCTCCGCGGCTTGCTGTTGCTGCCGTTGCTCTTGGCCTGCAGTCGTGGCAATTTCGGTGCGGAATGTTTGCCCGTTTCGAGTGCGCGCAATTTCCTTAGCGTACTGCGCAGTAATTTGCCCCTTAGTGACTGCTTCCTTGAGGTCTGCATGTTGTCCCAGAGGGTCGCCAACCGTACGTTCTTTGCCAAGCAATGTAGCGAGGCGTTCAGCCACAGTCTCGACCAATTCAAGCGCTTTCTCCTGTTGCTTTGGGTCTTGGCTGTTAAATAACGCCAGCCAGCTCAAGGTCTCACCATATTGCGCCGGAGTCGCGCCCGTCGCCTGAATACCGTTGACCATGTAATCGAAATTCTGCTTAATCGTATCGCGTTCGGCGGTCGCCGTCTTCGTGGTGTCGATCAATGTACGAATACGCTCTTGCGTATCCTTCTTCAAATCCTTCGGGATTGGATCATTGACCGGATCGGCTTTCTTAGGCTCCGCAATCGGCTTGCCGTCTTTGTCGACCTTGGCTTCCGTCTTGGCTTTCCAGGTGCCATCAGGATTCCGCTCGCGCTCGCCATTGGGGCCTACTTCGCCTTCGGGCTTTTCCCCTTCTTCCTCTTCGGATTCTTCACCCTCAGGTTCTTCACTTTCCAGTGCTTCGGACTCTTCGCCTTCCGGTAGTTCACCTTCTGGTGTCTCCTCTTCAACTTCCAACGCTGGTGCTTCCTCTTCGCTCAAGGCGTCACCTAACGCAGCGTTCACTTCATCCATCACTGTTTTCTCGGCCATGGGGTTTCCTATCGTGTTGTTTTAAATCAATGCGGAATCGCACCAGGCGGCGGACCTGCGGGGCTCGGTAGCGGTGGCGGCCCAGAGCTGTTGGTGGCGCCGGGAGCCGAGGCGCCGCCCGGTGCGGGAACTTGTTGCTTGGGCATGCTAGCAGCATCACGCATCAACGTGGGCGCCACCAGCTCCGCAGAAGTCTGCGGATCGATTTCGCCTTTGATGCTGACGCTGACCTGTGGCTGGACGGCCGGAGGCGGCCCGCCGGCTCCCGGAGAGCCTGGCGGCGGTTGGCGCGGAATGAAACGTTCCACATCGCTTTCATCGCCCAAGCGCAGCATAGTCTCTTTCACCAGTTCGATTTCGGCATTCGCCATTGGTAGATTGCCCATCGCGAACGCTTGCTGGATCGTCTGTAACGACTTTTGAATCAGCGGCAGAATCGTACCCCATGCTTGCATATCGGTCGCCTGGCGCGGCTTGCCGGTCGACCCCGCTTCGATTTGGATCTCTACCATGGTAAACAAATCGTCGATATCCATGTCCGCCGGCCAGAATGCCTTAGGTCCTGCAAGGCGTTGCACATCGCGCACCGTCAAGCACTGTAGCCCCTGCTGTGCAGTGTACTGCGCCAGGTCAGTCAGCATACCCTCAAGATTGTCACGATTAGCCGTAGTACGCGCTTGCGTTCCGCTTTGCTGGATATTTGCTTCAGTAGCGGTCTTAGGGTTTCCCGGAGAATTGATCGCTGCTGATAGCGCTTCTTGGACGCCCGAGATTCTCTCCATGTCGTTAAGAATGAGCGTCGGATCATAGAGCCTCATATCGATCGCTTGAACCGGCTTCGGCGCGAACAAATTAGCGAGCGGCGTTGCTGGATCGCTTGGCCGCAGCGCCGTATACTCTTGCGCCTTTGACTCGGTGAGCTTTTTTGCCTCTACCTCGTCTAACATGGTCGCATTGAAGAGCACGCCAGGTATCGAACGTTCTCTTGTCAAGCGGAAATTGCTCCGACTTGAACTGTATTCGTCCTGAAGTTTGTAAAGCCTCCAACTCAGCGATTGCGCATGCCTTTGACCATCCACTTCGTAAAAGGCGAAATAGAAGTATGGGAAGAAACGGCTCGTTGGATACGGTGGGGGGTACGGTTCTTTCGCCCATTTCTTGACTCCATCGATG